GAAGCTGGTGATGTTTACTACAACAGCGTCAGCAACAAGCTGAAGTGCTACAACGGAACCACTTGGAACGACCTCTTCTAATCCATCCCATGATTACCATCTCTTGGATCATCGAACGCCTTCTCGTCCGCAAAGTCGAAGGCACCTACTCCGATGTCGTCATCACCGCCGACTGGCGTTGCAACGGTGTCGATGGAAACTACAGCGGCACCTGCTACGGCAGCGCGTCGTTCGCGCCTCCTACGGAGGCCTTCACGCCGTATCCTGATCTGACCGAGCAGCAGGTTCTTGGCTGGTGCTTCAGCAATGGCGTCGATCAGACGGCCATCGAAGCCAATGTCACACAGCAGATCAACGACCAGATCAACCCGCCGGTGGTTGCTCCTCCGCTGCCGTGGGCGGCGCAGCCTTCATCGCCGCCGGTTGAAATCGTTCCGCCGCTCGTTGAGCAGAAGGTGCCGGTTTTGGTTGCGGAGCCGGCCACCGTTGTCGAAGCTCCTGCCGCATGATTAAGATCGAACTCACACTCCAACAACTCCAACTGCTCCACCAGCTCTTGGTGATTGGTATGAAGGCCGGCGACGTGAACAATATGCGCGTCGGTCTCCCCTTGGTGGATATCCTAGAAGAAGCTGCAAAAAACCAATCAAATCCCACCTAAATGGACGCATCCAATCACGGCGGTGACACAAATCAGATGATTGTCTCCATGGGGGGAGCAGCAGCGGCCACCGCTGTTTCGTTTATCCCCTGGCTCACCGACTGGGTTAGACTTATCACCGCCGTGATTGGCTTACTGTGCGCCATCTACGGTGCGTATCGCTTATTCCGATCCAAATGAAAAACACCAAGACCACTCTCGCCGGCATCGGTGCCATCCTAGTCGCTGTTGGCGGGGCCATGAAGGCTCTCTTCGATGGCGATCCCAGCACCAACCTTGACATCACCACGACCATCGCAGCCGTCACCGCTGGCATCGGTTTGATCTGGGCCAAGGACGCCAAGGACGCCGAGAAGAAGGCCGAGTGAACTGGGTCTACCAGATCCTGAAGGCACTGCTCGATTGGTTCCGCGAGACCCCACCCACCGACATCCAACATGGAAAAGCTCCCGAGGCTCTCAAGAACGATCTGGCTGATCGCATTGCTGGACTGCCTGGGTTGCCAGATGACCAAGGTGGTCCTGGTCCCTTCCGGTGATCCCGTGATGCTGGCAAAGCCCACCAGGGCCAGCGTGTACGGATTCGATTCAAACAAGAAGCTGGTAGGGCCGTCCACGGTGACGCTGCCTGCCGGTTGGTACGCACTACCGAAGAACTGATATGGGAACTCCACTCACAGGCAGTAGCGTCGCATCGACATACACTGGCCTACTAAAAAGCTCCGACAACTCCGCGCTGACTACGGTCCTCAAAGCCGTTGGAGACGGCAGCGGTATCGATTCCGCGCTCCAGCTATCGACCACCGCGGTCAATACCACCGGTGACTTCAGCGTCGGGTCCAACAAGCTCACGGTGGCCGCGGCAAGCGGTAACACGGTCGTCGGTGGTACGCTCACCGTAACCGGCGCAACGAGCCTTAGCGGCAATCTGGCGATCCCCGGCAACCTCTCGGTGACCGGTACCTCCACGCTCACTGGTGCCACAAGCGTCGCCAGCACCCTAGCGGTGACCGGAGCCACCTCGATCTCAAGCCTTTCTACCAGCGGAGCGGCTACCATAGGAACCACTCTGGGGGTCACTGGAGCTTCTACGTTGGCCAGCTTGGGCGTCACTGGTGCGGCAACGGTTGGAACGACCCTAGGCGTCACTGGAGCGACTACGCTGGGAACCGTTGGGGCAACCACCGCAAACATCGCAACGCTCAATGTTAGCGGGCTTACCACGGTTGCTGAACTTGATAACCTTGGTGACTCAACTGTCGGTGGGACACTTAATGTCACTGGAGCGACAACCCTCGGTGGGCTGACCGTTGCCGGAAATCTTGCAGCGAACGGCAACACCACAATCGGAAATGCCGGTGCCGATCTCCTGACGATCAACGCCAATGTCGTCACGCTTCCCAACGTCACTTCCGAAACGGTTGATCTGACCAATGACAAGGTGCTGATCACCGATGCAAGCGATTCGAGCAAGGTGAAGGTGGTTCCGGCCAGTCAATTGGGAATCACAGCTTCCAATGCTCCGCAATGTGTTCAAACGCTGTATAGGGATGTAACACCTCAAGGAACTGCATTTGTAGGAACAAACACTGGATCAGGAGTTGAGATCACTGTTCTCAATACAACCATTACGCCTCGGTCATCTTCTTCAAAGGTTCTTGTTTCTATAGCGGTTAATTACGCTGGAACAAACATAGAGAAGGGAGCTTTGCGTATTACTCGCAATGGAGTTGAAATTGGCTCAAACAATATAGGTTCAAGCCTGTACGGAATTGCGCCATTCACAGGACTTTCTCCATATAGTTCCAATTTCTTCAATAGTCAGTTCATTCAGATTCTTGATTCGCCAGCAACTGCGTCTGCTGTTACATACAAGATACATCTTTATTCAACCACTTTTGGAGGAAGTGTTCCAAGTATGTGGTTGAATAGGACTAATCAAGATGTAACCAATAACACAAACTCTGCTAGTGATGCTCGCGTTAGCTCCTCAATGACGCTCCAAGAGTACTTCGCATGAAACCCTCTGAAGTAGCCCAAGCGGCCTGCGACAAGCTCTCCTTCACCGACGCGAACACCCTCGCGTTGGCCAAGAAGTTCTGCATCCGCCGCTACTCCATGATCTGGGATTCGTGCCTCTGGAACGATACCCTCGGCGTCATCTCGCGCTCAGTCAGCGAAGGCAACGAACTGGTCACCCTCGACCAGACCGTAACCGCTACCTACGCCTCAGGTACCGGCTACAACATGTTCCTCGATTTCCCGGTCGCCATCCGCTTCACGATCAACGGCGAAACCGATGGTATCGAAGTCCCAGCCGCGGAATGGGTCTCGTTCTTCCAGCTCGATCCCAACACCTGGAACAACGTCGATAGTCGCAAGTCCACCCCCGGCAACTTCGTCAACTGGACCCGAGTCATCGGTGCATCCTACGGCGAGGCCGGCGTCCCGCGCATCAAGCTCGTTCCCACGCCCAACACCGATGGCAACCTCTTCATCCTCGGGAAGAAGCAGTCCCAGATGCGGCAGTTCGGCGAGAACCAAGCGATCGTCAACGACAGCAACTTCGAGCTGCGCGGTGTTGAGAACGCTCTGATGGCCTACACCGAAGGCGATCTCCTCGAATACTCCCGGCAGTACGGGAAAGCCCAAGCCAAGTTCCAAGAGGGAGCCGCTCAGGTCTCCATCATGAAGGACATGGAACGCGGCCAGCAGCAGCAAATCAGCCGCATCATTCCAGATAGCTTGTACGATTATACGTTCCAAGACATCCTGTAATCCGCCATGCCATTCCAATCCTCAGATGCTCTTGATGATCAGATGCTGTTGGATGGAAGCACCGGCTTCAGTACCGGTGTCGTCTCTGCTACTCGTCCCGATGCCATCCCTGCTACGAGCATGGAGTCGGCCATCAACATGGACTACGATGACTTCGGCAACCTAGTCACTCGTCTCGGATCCATCTCGCTGACCGGTAACAGCGAATCCAGAAACTGGGAGGACATCCTCAGCACTTGGAACACGACCACCTCCAACTACGGCAGTAACCTTCCGACAAATGCGGAGGTCTATTCCGGATTTTACTTCGATACCGCAGCATCCGAACGACTGGTAATCGCGGTCAGCGATCGGAACGCCAACACAAAGAACCTCTACTTCGGTTCCCCCGGCGTTTCGTACAACGCGATCAGCGGCGCGACGCTCAATAACGGGGCCACCTTCGTCTACTTCGCTCAGCTCAATGACAAGCTGTTCTATTCCGATGGCTTCGGAACCCTGAAGTACGTCTCCAGCGCGAATCTCAATAGCTCCATCGCCGCCGGAAAGATCAGCCGCATCGATGTGATCAATCAGGGAAGTGGTCATAGCTCAATTCCAACAATCACCATATCCGCTCCTCCAAGCGGTGTAACCGCAACCGTGGAAGCAAGAATTGGTGGGGATGGAGCGGTTCTTTCCATCGTAATCCTAAACCCCGGCAGCGGTTACATCACCGCTCCCACCGTCTCCATCTCGCCGGCCAACCAGTCTCACGCGGTCGCTTTCGTATCCCTCACGCCGCCCAACAAGCCGCTCTACCTCACCACCCATACCAACCGGCTCTGGGCCGTCTCCGGTGATACCACCATCCAGCCCGATACCCTCTACTTCTCGGATATCCTCGATGGCGAATCCTGGGATCCACTCGGTTCCATCCGAGTCGGTGGCGACGGCGATCCCATCAGAGGTCTCTACTCGTGGTTCGGATACAAACTACTCGTCTTCAAGGAACGCTCAATTTGGAGCGTGGATGCCGATCCTACGCAGGATCCTGCCGATTGGACCATATCACTCATCAGCGGCAATATCGGCTGCTCCTCGCACCGCTCCATCGCTGCGGTCGGTGCTGACGTATTCTTCCTCTCACGCGACGGCATCCGGTCGATGGCGCAGATCCAAGCCGGCACCCAGACCAGCGTCGGCCTCGCGCTCTCCAGCCCAATCAACGACCTGATCAGCAGGATTGACAAGACCAAGCTCGACCTCTGCGACGGTGTGTTCTGGAACAACCGTTATCTCTTGGCAGTTCCGTTCGTTCTGAATGAGACGAATGGACTAGGTCTCGAAAGCGAGTTCGCTGTGCTTCTGGAATCCGATTCGTTGCTCGAACTCGAAGCCGCTTTCCCCCGGAACAACGCGGTCATCGTCTATCACTCACTGGCCCGCTCTTGGCTCGGGTACTGGGACAACTGGCAGGTGAACGACTTCTTCGCCACCTCATTCTCCACGTTCGGACCCGTCCTCATGTTCGCAGGCGACATGACCTCTATCTCAGAGGGAGCAGGCCAAGTCTGGTCGTTCAACGACTTCCTCCCGAACACCCGTCTCGCACCGGTCGCAAGCTCCGCGTACCTCGATGGCGGATCCCGTTACCAGTCGAGCGTGATCACGAAGGCGTACAACCTGAACGAGCCCATCCCCGACAAGATCGGGTACAGCGTCCAGTTCGCGTTCGACAATCCGTACACCAGTTCCAATACGGACGCGGCGATCGCCTACTCGACCGACATGTCGGGGACGTTCACGGACCTTGATTCGAGCCTGACGATCACCAACTCTCAGAAGTTCCTCAAAGCGTACAACCTCATCAGCAAGGGACGCTGGAACACGATCCAGTTCAGAGTTCAGACCAACCCCAACTCGGGCGGTCGCCTTTCGCTTCAATCCACTATCCTATCTGGCTTCGTTGATTCTGTGCGTCCTCAGCAATGACCGCACATCCAACCATCATCGAAGCGGCCCAACTGCTGCGACAGCATTGGCCTACTTGTTCCACATGGAACGATGATCAGCTCCTCAACTGGATCGGACTCTTCAATGCCAAGAAGCTGATCGGTATTGTGAAGAACGAGGAGGGTAAGTGTGTCGGTGTAGGGGCTGTGCGATTCCTTAACTCGATCGAGGAGTCCGAGGATCTGAACAACAACTTCCCAGATGGTCACATCGCTTGGATTGAGATAGCGATTGGTGCTGAGCCTCATGCGGTTCAGACACTCTGGTTGGCCATGATGGGGCTATGCTCGAAGAACGTCACCAAGCTGGGTGGGTTCCGAAAAGGCATTTCCCGTTTGTACGATTTTGACAGGTACTCCAAACTACTGATGAACCGAAGGATTTCCTATGGGCGGCACCTATAAAGCACCAGATATAGCGGCGGCGAACCGCGAGGCCGTCATGGCTTCCATCGAGACCTTCCCGCTCCAGCGTGAGATCGAGGCGGCATCGCGCATAGGTGCCAAGGTTCGGGTTCCTATCTATAAAGACGGCAAGGAGACCGGTCAGTTTAGAGAGGTTGACTTCAAGGACGTTT